GTCCGCTCGCACCAAGGGCTTGTCCCACACATGAGTGCCGCCTTCGGGTTTCTTCCAACCTTGATTGGCTGCACTGCCGCCGTCACCATCTACACTACTTTTGGCTTTGATACTGGCCATGATGCTGGTGGTCTGTGGTTTCAAGAATCCCGGCGTGCCCTGTGCATCTTCTCCGGGATCTGTAATTCTTAGACTTTCAAGATTAAAGTCAAGATCAACTTTCATACCAACACCACTGCTGCTTCGAGTTTTCATCAACTGAATCTGATAGCGGCCCCGTTCCCGCATTGCACGACTGGTAAAGATACCAAACACATTGTCCGCAGTGTTGATCTTACTGATACCACCACTGATATGGCTGTGATCAAACTCAACTTCTTCCACTGCACTGCGATTTAACTGACTGGCAGTTATCATCAAGATGTTAAACTCTTTGGCCAAGTTACGCAATTCTTCACTCACATACTTATCCTTGACAAACAAGTCATTGGGACTGACTTTGGCGCTGACTGGCATGACCAAGTCCAAATAGTCTACCATGATAAAGTCTGTTTTACGGCCAGTCTGTACTTCCAGTTCTTTCAAGTACGCACGAATTTGATTCACATTGCTCTGTGCTGGCATGTACTTGATACGGAGGCTACCGCTCTTCTTGCCTGCCATTTTGACTTTGAGTTCAACATTGTCTAGATCTCTAAATACTTCTTTGGTGCTGACATTTGCCACCATACTGTCCATACGCATGGCACACAGTTCTTCACTGAGTTCTAGACTCAAAAATACACCGTTAAGTCCTTGTGTGACCCAATTGATGGCAATGTTCTGCATGAACAAACTTTTGCCCGAACCCGATCCACCAGCAAAGATATTGAGTTCTCCACGATTCATGCCACCAAACAATCTTTTATCCATGGTCGGCCAGCCAGTACTGACTTGTCCGTTGTTGCTTTTGATTTTCATCAGACGAGCTCTGGGATCTTCAAAGTATTCAGTGCCCATGTCTTTGGTCAAACTGATCTGCACTGCATCCTTGATGATCTTTTCCACTGGATCATACTCACCTTTTTCCAACATGTCTGCACATTTTAGAATGGCTCGTTCCAATTCTTGCTTTTTAGTAAAGCCCTCAAACTCTCCCATGAACCAATCGTAATGGCTGTCAGTCAAATCTGGCAGTGGCTTTAATGCCACAGTGGTCACAGCTAAAATCTGTTCAGCAGTGGGCATGGCTTTGTGTTCATCCACATGTTCTTTGATAAACTTGGCCGCACTGCGGATGCTACGGTCAAAGTTTTCTGGATTGTAAATGTTCTGGACTCGTACATAGCTTTCAGTTTTTTGGACCATCATTTCCAAAAATAATCGTTGTAGGTCCGTGGTGTATTCTTTAGTCATAGTGAAGGGCAGTTAAAAGTGCAGTATTTGTGTTTCTTTTCTAACAAAGTAGAATAGAATGTTGTTGTATTTAAAATATCGGATATGGTAGTAGTTGAAATATCAAATTCAGTTTGATTTTTATAAAATTCGCTGGAGTAATAAAATCTCCAATCACCAACATAACAACAAGGCATGTAATGACCAGTTGCTGCAATATAATGTTGATTTTGATTATTGATACACCTAGGAGTTATGCTTTGATTTTTATCACTTTTCCAATTAATAATAGACGGCGATCGTGGTCCATTTAGTTTTCCATTGGCGGGTCTTAGTGGATCATTTTTCAACCAACGATCACTGGGAATTATGTTGAATGAATCGACACCTATCTCAGTTGCAACAGTTCTTGCTTGCTCGATGGTATATTCGTTAAAGCTGAATGGTATATATTTCCATACAGTATTGACCGGGCTGTTTGCTGCTATCTTCATTCCAATTTCGATAGATTTCCAATCAGCGTTGACTCTATAATTGATAAAATTTTCCGGTGTGCCGTCGACACTGAACATAATAGTATCGCGAGAATCTAGAATACTTACTAATTCCGTCCACCACTCATATTTTTTATAACTACCATTAGTTACTAAACTAATAATTGCAGATTTGCTTTTGAGCCAACTTAATAATTCAAATAACTCAGGGTAGTAAATTGGATCTCCCAAATTTCCAGAAAGATTAAATTTTAAATCGGTTAAATCAATGTCCAAAAACTTTTTTAAATGATCTAAATTTAAATCATTATTCTTCCATTTTTCAATTCCAAATTTATTAATAAATGTAGTGCGGGCACAAGCTGAACATTTCAACATACACTTGTTGGTCAGTTCTAAATGAAATCCTTTGACTTTCATATCTTACCTGCTATCAATTTAATTTTCAAACTATTTGATTCTTTACCTTCGAGTATGGCTTTCATCACAAATAGTTTACCATATTTTATCACTGCTGCGTTGACATCTTTGCAGGTCTCACGCCAGACTGGGAACGACACAGACCAACCATATTCAATGGCCTGTTCAACTGCTGCCAGTCCGGGCCACACTGGTCGGCCTTGTTTATTTAAGTGCTGGTCAAAGTCCGGTACATATATCACTTCTCGACCCAACCCTTCAATGATTTCTGCTTGCTGCTCACTGATTTCATTGGTTTGTACACTGACTCCATCGATGCTCATGGCATCAAACGGTCCTTCCACTACCAACACAAACTTACTCGTGGGCAGTTGATTATCCATGTTGAACACAAAGTTGGCCGGATGATTACTGTGGTATTTGGGTTTAATACCATCCACTGTGGCTCTGGCAGTGTATCCCACTGTAGCACCTTTGTAGACAAAAGGCACAATAACTCTATGATTTAGTTTGTGCTCTATTTCAGGAGTCCAATATAAATCATACTTGATAGTATCAATTTTTCTATCCAGTGAGTAGTGTACCGCATCAGTGAACAATTTTGGTGTGCTTTGATACTCTGCCAGTTTGTAAAACTCAGCCAGGGCCAAAAAGCTCTGAGCCTCCTGGGGCAATGCTCTGGCTTCAAATACTATTTCTTCCGCGGGCTCTCGGATATCTTCGGGTCGGATTAATTCTTTGACTCGAATCGCTTCGATCACCAATCTCTTAACTTCTGTTGGATCCGCACCCAGCCAATTTAGTAATTTACGAAATTTAAAACTTAATGGTCTGCCAGGTTGATAGCTGGTTTTGAATTGACAATTAAAACAATGGTAACTGACTCCACCATCCGGATTAGTGATACACCCGCCACGACCTCTGGTGTCTGTGCTGTCACCATTATGATGGCAGCAGACTGCATTGAAACTCAGCCAGCCAGCCTGACTTCGGCGTCGTTTGGTTGGCAGTATACTTAAAGTATAGTCTTGTACAGCGTTAAACATTTAGTTAGTATACACTAACGTTTAGTTGAAATCAACTAATTAGGCGTTATAGTCTGATATATAAATCACCAGCTTGTATTAATTCACATGATTTCAAAATCAAGTATTCTCAAATATTGTGCTGTTTTGATTTAATGCGCTTTGAAATACCGTGCCACATTCTGTTACTGTAATGGCAGTATTGACACCCGCAACTGGCAAGACTGAAATTCTATTTCCAATACCAGTCATGTTTATGTATGTGGGAAAGTTTGCAGGAATCAATGCGCCCACATTGGCGGTCAATGTTGCTGGTGCATTGATAGCATAAACACAGGCTGCGTTTGCTACCACTTTGACTTTGGTGCTGTTAATTGTGTTGGTGTTCCCGGCCACATTGGCTGCTGTTGCAGTAACTATTGTATATGATGCCATATCTGAATCCTGTTTATATGTTATTTATTTAAAGTTGTAGTTTGGTGTATTCAGTAGATATGTCCGTTTTGTACGGAGCTTTTTTAGGACAGCGTTATGTTGGCCCACTTTGTGCCATTATACACCTGTATGTTTCCAGTTGTGAAATTGAACACCGTCATTCCTCTAGATGTTGGAGTTATTGCATTTATTTGTGTAGTGGTCAAATTGGCGAATTGTACCACGCTGGTAACTGATATAGAGTTGGCAGTGATATTACCAGCACTGATATTGCCTGTTGATGTAGTTAGGTATGCGGCCACATTGGTATTGCTGTAATTGGGCAAGGCATATCCGCCAGCAGTCACGCCATCATGCACCACCAATGTATAATTAGTGGTGTTAACGGTAATTTCGCCCTGTGCGCCAGTGTAGGTTGAATTTTGTGCAGTATTGCCGCGTTTCCATTGTACTGTTTTACTCATTATATGTTCCCAAAATCGTAGATAGCACTTTCTGTGCTGTCATTAATAGTGCCCAGATCCAGAGCCACAGGTTCTGCAACTGGATAGGCTGCGGAACTGACCATTATCTGTCCCGCGGCGCCGTAGTTATCGTCCACATAGGCTGCAATGTTGGCAGTGCCATTGTTTATTTTTACATTGTAATTGTATTGTTCCGCAGTCAATTGAACCATGTTCAAGCTGGAAATAGTCACAGATC